GGTCGTCCAACGCGCGTTTTTTATGTAGCGAGCGGAACGTCAACCGGTTGACAAAAGCTAAGCTAACGTCAACTGACAATGTCAACGATATGGCTGAGTTAGTAACAGCTTCAAAGTTTGCGATTGCCGCAGGATGCAGTCGCCAAGCGGTTTCTAAGGCGATTCAACAGGGTCGCCTAGAAGGCGCTTTGGTTGACACAGGAAACGTCAACCCGAAGATTGACCTGGAGAAAGGTCTGCGGATCTGGGGCGTAACTGAGCGGCCAAGTGCTGCGCAGATGCCTGAGAAGCCCAAGAAAGAGCCGACACCTCTTGAGGCTGCAAAGAAAGAAGTGCGGCGGCAGGTGACTTACGTCGAGGAGGAGGATGTGCCGGACTTTTACACAAGCCGCGCACGTAAAGAGCACTACAACGCGGAGATTGCCAAGATCACGGCCGCGACTCAGATGGAAGAGCTGGTGCCTGCTGAGCAGGTGAAGAAGGAGAGCTTTCAGCTGGGCCGTTCTATTCGTGAGCAGCTGGCGAATCTTGCTGATCGTTTGAGCAATGAGCTGGCGGGTGAGAGTGATCCTGCTGTCATCCATCGCGTGCTGACGACTGAGCACCGGCAATGCCTGATGGAGATTGCGAAAGTCGCATGAACCCTTGGCGTGAAGGTTTCTTAGACGGGCTCCGACCAGAGGAGCCGTTGACTGTTGATGAGTGGAGTGATCGATATAGGCGGCTGAGCAGCAAAGCAAGTGCGGAACCTGGGCCATGGCGCACTGATCGCACGCCTTATCTGCGGCAGGTGATGCGTGACCTCAGCAGTGAGAGCAGTGTGCAACGAGTTGTGCTGATGTTTTCAGCGCAAAGTGGAAAAACAGAGGTCGGTCTGAACTGGCTGGCTTGGATTATTGACCACAGCCCTGGGCCGTTGCTTGCCGTGCAACCCACCATCGAAATGGCGCGGAGGATGTCGAAGCAGAGGCTGGAGGGCCTGATAGAGGACACGCCGAGGCTCAAAGAAAAAATTGCACCCGCACGCTCTAGAGATGGCTCTAACTCAATGTTCGCCAAAGACTTCCCTGGTGGGATTTTGTTGCTCACTGGTGCGAATAGTCCTAGCCAGCTGCGCTCTGCACCTTGCCGTTACCTATTCATGGATGAGGTGGACGCTATGCAGGAGATCCCTGGGGAAGGTGACCCGGTTGCGCTAGCTGAACGCAGGACGACGACGTTTGCTAGGCGCAAGGTGTTGTTGACTTCTACGCCAACGGTGAAGGACTTCAGCAAAATCGAGGCGGAATATATGAAGTCCGACCAGCGCAAATTTTGGGTGCCTTGTCCTTGCTGTGGTGAGTTTCAGCACCTTGAGTGGAGTCGTCTGAAGTGGGAGAAAGACAGGCCAGAGACGGCGCAGTACCAGTGCAAGCACTGCGGCGAGCGGTTTGATGAACACCACAAGACGCAGATGCTGGCCGCTGGAGAGTGGCGCAACCACTCGCACTTTGACGGCAAGACTGCTGGCTTCCATCTGAATGGCTTGTATAGCCCTCTTGGCTGGGCCAGCTGGAGCGAGTTGGCTGAGGACTTCCTGCGTGCGAAGAACGACCCGGCGGCGCTGCGCACGTTTATCAACACAAGACTTGCTGAGACTTACGAGGAGAACTACTCGGCGCAGGTCAGTGCTGAGGGCTTAATGGGCCGGCGCCTGCCTTATGAGCCAGGCACTGTGCCTAAGGACGTTGTGCTGTTGACGGCTGGCGTTGACGTACAGCTCGACCGTCTTGAGATCTCAGTGTGGGGCTGGTCGGGAGCTAAAGGGCAACCAGAGACGGGCTGGCTTGTATGGCACCAAAAGCTGATGGGGGATCCGACTCAGCCAGACGTATGGAAACAACTTGATGCTGTACTTGCAAGTGAATGGGAGACAGAAGAACACCACCAACTCAAGATTGCTCAACTCGCTGTTGACACTGGCTACTGCACGCATGAGGTTTACGCCTATGTGCGTGAGCGTCTGCCGCGTGGTGTTGTGGCTATCAAAGGCAGCAGCCGCAGGAACGCTGCAGCAGTAGGAAAAGGCAGCAAGGTTGATGTGAACTGGAAGGGTCGCACCATCAAAAAGGGCGTCACCCTTTACATGCTGGGGACCGACACTATTAAGACCACGCTATTCGGCAAACTTCGCCTAGAAAACGGCCCTGGCAGCCTTAATTTCGGCTTAGCTGCCGATACAGAATACTTCCAGCAACTTACTTCTGAGCGCCAGAAGCTTGTGTATCGCGGAGGGATGCCAACGCGGATTTGGGTCAGAAAAGCATCAGCACGGGCTGAGTGCCTGGACTGCGCGGTTTACGCCTACGCCGCGTTTCAGCTGTATATCCGCCGTTTGCCCAAGCTCACGATGTGGGAAAACCTGCGTGAGAAGCTGGAATCAGGCGACAATAGACCGCTAAAATCAAGGACAAAGCCGTCTAAACCGGCTCAGTCGTTTGTAAACAGCTGGTGACGTGAACATCCCTAAGAAGATCTACGCCGGCACGACAATCAAATGGAGGGATGATTCAGCGGTTGGCCCGTTGAATGAAAGCATCACGTCAGCTGATTGGACGCTGACTTATTACCTGCGCACGAACACTACACACGAAGGCCACACTGTCGCCGGCACGTCTTATGGGACTGGGTGGGAGTTCACAATTAGCGCGACAGATAGTGCAGGCTTTGATGCAGGTGATTGGTTCTTCTATGCAGAAGCATCTAAGGGATCTGAAAAATTCACGCTAGGCAGCGGTCAGCTTGAGGTTTTAGCCAGCCTTACCTACACCGGACAGCCTGACGCTTTCGACGGACGCACTCAGGCAGAGAAAGATTTAGACGCAGTCACTGCAGCAATCCGCGCAATCATTGCTGACAAGGCTGCTGAATACAGCATCGGCAACCGCACCTTCAAGCGAGTTGATCTTGCTGAGCTGCGGATGCGTGAGAGTCAGCTCAAAGCCATAGTGGTCCGAGAGCGTAAAGCTGCAATGATCGCCAACGGTTTGGGTGATCCCCATTCCCTTTATGTGAGGTTCTGACATGGGCATCCGTTCTGCTTGGCGCGAACTGTGGCGCACTAACCCTGAGCCGATCCAGCGGCCACGCGCTCGCATGTTTGGCGGTGCCCAGGCCAGTCGCCTGACTGCTGATTGGGTCACCTCTGTTACCTCTGCTGACCAAGAGATCAAGGGCAGCTTGAAGCGCCTGCGGTCTAGATCGCGTCAGCTTGTGCGCGACAACGACTATGCAAAGTCTGCCGTCCGCGTTGTCCGCAACTCGGTCGTGGGGACCGGTGTGCGGCTGCAAGCACAGGTGATGCGACAGCGTGGCGGCAAGCTCGACATCCGCATCAACGAGCAGATTGAAAAAGCCTGGTCGATGTGGGGCCGCAAGGACAGCTGCAACACCGCAGGCCTTCTCTGTTTTTCAGACATCGAAAAGCTTGCTGTTTCCTCGATGTGCGAAAGCGGTGAGGTTTTCATCCGCATGGTTCGGCAGAAGTTTGGCCGCAGCAAGGTCAACTTTGCTCTTGAGGTTTTAGAGGCTGATCAGCTGGATGAGGATTATGTGCATCCAGCAAGCAAGCCAGGCAACGTTTGGAAGCTTGGGGTTGAGTTAGATCCTTTCGGTCGTCCTGTTAATTACGCCTTCCTAAGCCGTCACCCTGGTGACACTGCGTTCCCAACAAGGGAACCTGGCAAGCGTCACATCATTGTCCCGGCCAAGGATGTCATCCATTTGTTCGACCGGACTTCTGCACGCCCTGGTCAGACCCGTGGCGTGCCGTGGCTTGCATCTGCGATGCAGAGGATGCATCACCTAGATGGTTGGGAACAGGCGAGTGTTGTGCGTGCCAGAGCAAGTTCTGCTCTGATGGGATTCATCCAATCACCAGAGGGTGAGCTTGACCCAGGCGGCGAGATCTATGACGAACAGCGGGTAACAGGCTTTGAGCCTGGGCAATTCAAATACCTGCAGCCAGGCGAGACGGTCACTATTCCTGACATGGATTCGCCAACTGGCGAGTATGAGCCGTTCCTCAGGGCACAGCTCAGGGCACTCGGTGCGGGTGTCGGATGTAGCTACGAAGTCCTGTCAAACGATTATTCGCAGTCAAATTATTCGTCATCACGACTCGCTCTACTGCAGGACCGCGACAACTGGCGATCCATACAGCAGATGATGAAAGATCAGTTCTATCAGCCGATCTATGACGCTTGGCTTGAGATGGCGGTGCTTAGTGGCGCACTAAATCTGCCTACTTACGAAACTGAGCCGGAGCGTTACGAGGCTGTGCGCTGGGTTTGCAGGGGCTACCACTACGTTGATCCGCAGAAGGAGATTGCTGCACAGAAAGCAGCAGTGCGCAGCGGATTTAAGACGCTTGCCGATTGCGTGGCTGAGAACGGTGGCGACTTCGATGAGTTCTTGGTTGCCCGTCAGTCAGAGCTGGCCAAGCTCGACGAGATGAACATCATCACGGACACTGATCCGTCTGCTGTGAATGGCAGCGGCGCTAGCCAGTACAAGCCGGCCAACACCATTGACGCCTTTGGTGACACGCCTGCCCCTGGTGGCGAGGATGCAGAAAACGTTGGAGAAGAGGAAGTTGGCAACTATTAACGGCACAGAGATCGACCTCAGCCCTACTTCAGGGATGAAGGAAGAGGCGCAGCGTTATCGAGATTGGAAGGCTGACGGTGAATCTGGCGGCACTGAAGTCGCTGCACGCAGAGCCACGCAGATCCTGAGCGGTGATGAACTGTCTGCCGACACAGTGATCACAATGGCCGCGTGGTTCGCTCGTCACGAGGTTGATAAGCAAGGCGAAGGTTTTTCGCCTGGAGAGGACGGCTACCCGTCTAATGGCCGTGTGGCGTGGGCTGCGTGGGGCGGAGACCCTGGACAGGTGTGGGCTACTAACAAGGCGGATAGAATTAAAGAAATCCGCGAACGTACTATGTCCGACGAATCGCAAGTAAGGGCCGAGCCCGACGAACTTAGCGTCGGAGACTTTGTGCGTTGGAACAGCTCAGGTGGCACAGCTCAGGGTCGCATTGATCGCATTGAGCGTGACGGCACAATCAACGTTCCTGATTCTGACTTCACCGTGAACGGTGATGAGGATGACCCTGCTGCACTTATCACGGTCTATCGCGAGACCGATGAAGGCAATGAAGCAACTGAT